GTTCATGGGCAATAAATGGGATTACGAGGTGCCGAGCGTTGATGTGTGGCGCGAGTGCCTGCGGGTGTTGAAGCCAGGTGGGCATCTGCTCGCGTTCGCGGGAACGAGGACGCAACACCGCATGGCGTGCAACATTGAAGATGCGGGGTTCGACATCCGCGACATGATCGCGTGGGTGTACGGCAGCGGCTTTCCCAAGTCGTTGGATGTAAGCAAGGCGATTGATAAGCGACGAGCCAGCAATGACGCAATCCGTCCGTGGTTGAAATCGCTCGGCAACCGAGAGCAACTTGCTTCTGCGTGTGGTGTCACGACACGCCAGATTGACCATTATCTCGGTGAAAATACACCGTGTCCACAGACCTTGCCTGAAGATAAGTTCATCAAACTCTGCCAACATTTTGGCGAGGTCCCGGAGTGGGCTGAAGATATGTATGCGGCTGTCGGGGAAAAACTCGGTCAGATGAAGCACGCCCGTAGTGGTGGCAATGATTTTGCAAAACGCCCTAATGCCGTTTCGTCAAGCAGAGTCGTAGATATCACCGCACCCGCCACCGACGCGGCAAAACAATGGGACGGATGGGGCACCGCGCTCAAGCCCGCGATGGAGCCGATCACCGTGGCGCGGAAGCCGCTGTGTGGCACGGTTGCGGAGAATGTGCTGCGACACGGCACGGGTGCGATCAATGTGGACGGGTGCAGGGTGGTCACACCTCACTCATCGGGCCGCTGGCCCGCGAACCTGATCCACGACGGCAGCGACGAGGTGGTGGGGCTGTTTCCTGACAACATAAAGGGCGGCACATGGAACCGCACGGCGGGCGCTCGGCACTTTAACAACAACGGAAACCCGACCGAATATCAAACTGGCGGCAAAGATTCGTCAATTGGCTCCGCCGCCCGGTTCTTCTACTGCGCGAAGGCGAACAAGGCGGATCGGGAAGAGGGCAACCATCACCCCACCGTAAAGCCAACGGCGCTCATGCAATATCTTGTACGACTAGTGTGTGCCAAGGGAGGAACCGTTCTTGATCCATTCATGGGTAGCGGTTCCACAGGCAAGGGTGCTTTGTTGGAAGGATGCAAGTTTATTGGTATTGACTTGAATGCAGACTACTGTAAGATTGCAGACAGAAGGCTCACGGAAGTTACGGAGTCGATGCCTGTTTCGTTGGAGGATTTACTATGATGCCTAATCTAGACTCAAACTTTGAATGGGCAACAGATTGGAAAAGCAATCCTACCCGCTGCGTTCATTTAACACAGAACGCATATGACTTTGTTCTACATACATTGGAGAGTGCATCGGTAGCAAATCAAGCATTGGTGAAGGAACTTCTGAACTCCAAGACATCTAACATTGATCGCTTCAACCAGGCAGTTGAAGACGGTGTACGACTTAAACTCAGTATTCAAGAACTCAAACAGACAGGAGAAACAGCATGAGCGACTTTTTGCGTGGTATGGTGAAGATTTCAGGTAACGAACTAGCAAATACTCTTGATGATGGACTGAGCGGAGAAATCAGCGGATTTCTTGATACAGGATCATACGCATTCAACGCCTTGCTAAGTGGCAGTCTGTACGGAGGCATCGCAGACAACAAGATCATTGCTCTTGCTGGCGAATCAGCCACAGGTAAGACTTTCTTTACCCTGAGTATCGTTTCCAAGTTCTTGGCAGACAATCCTGATGGTGTTGCTTTGTACTTTGATTCGGAGCAAGCAGTCACCACAGAGATGTTCAAGTCTCGCGGCATTGATGTGAAGCGAGTTGCTGTGTTTCCTGTTGGTACTGTGGAAGAGTTCCGTCATCAGGCCATTCAGATTGTAGACAACTATCGCGCTCTACCCAAAGACAAGCAGAAGCCAATGATGATGGTGCTTGATTCGCTTGGAATGCTTTCCACCAAGAAAGAAGTGGAAGATACTGCGTCGGGTAAAGATGTCCGCGACATGACTCGCGCACAGGTTGTGAAGGCAACATTCAGAACTTTGACTTTGAAGTTGGGCGCCGCAGGCATTCCTTTGATTATGACCAACCACACCTATGATGTTGTTGGTGCGTACATTCCTACAAAGGAAATGGGCGGAGGAAGTGGACTCAAGTACGCTGCATCTACCATTGTGTATCTGAGCAAGAAAAAGGTCAAGGATGCCGAAAATACGGTGATTGGTAACATCATTCATTGCAAACTGTACAAGTCTCGTCTGACCAAAGAGAACTCTATGGTCGATGTGCTTGTGACCTACGATAGTGGACTGAATCCGTACTACGGGCTACTAGACTTGGCGTTGGAGTTTGGAATTTTCAAGAAGGTGTCCACACGCATTGAGTTGCCTGATGGAAGCAAAGCCTTTGAGAAGACGATCAATGAAAATCCTGAGAAGTACTTCACGAAAGAGGTAATGAATGATTTGGAAAAAATGGTGGCGTTACATTTCAAGTACGGTTCTTCTGTGGAAAGAGATGCTGATGATGGAGAAACCTCTCCTCGGCTTCTTTCCGAATCAGGAGAAGCCGGAAACAGTAACTAATCCTCATCTGAAGACGAGTGAATCTGAGATTCTCCGTGAAGTAAACGGAAAGCATTACTCAATCCTGCTAAACAGGATGGCCCCTTTCACTCCTATTCGTCTTGAAAATGGAGAATGGGCAGGTGTGGTTTATCACTACGGACGCACAAGGCTTTTGGAAGAAGATGATTGCGTTCGTGTAAGTTTCGAGTACTATATCGTTGAAAACCCAGGCGCACTCAAGACCGCTGACGCGCAGCGATTCTTGCAGTACATCGGTGATATACTTGCAGACATCATGGAATACAACTTGAATCATGGTGCAGATTCTATTCCAATCATGTCGCAGAATGAGTTAGGATATCTTGCAAACTGAGAAGATCATACTAGGTGCATTGGCTACCAAAGAGGAGTTTGTTCGTGCTGTACTTCCTTTCATACGAGAGGAGTACTTCAGTACCAAGCCAGAACAAGTTGTCTATCGCTGCATCAAGAACTTTGTTGACACCTACAATGCACAACCAACCAAAGAGGCATTGGTCATTTGCTTGGATGACTCTCGCTTGAATGGTGATGAACACAAGCAATGTGTCTCTCTTATCAATGAAGTGTTTGGTTTGGACGAAGACACCGATCTGAAATGGCTGATTGATACAGCAGAGAAGTTCTGTAAGGACAAGGCTGTGTATAATGCTGTGCTTGCATCCATTCAGATTCTAGACGGCAAAGACAAGAACTACACCAAGAACGCCATACCTCAGTTGCTATCCGATGCTCTTGCGGTTTCTTTTGATACCGCAGTTGGTCACGATTACATGACAGATGCCGACAAGCGGTATCAGTTCTATCACCGTGTTCAAGAGAAGATGCCGTTTGACTTGGAGTTCTTCAACAAGATCACCAAAGGTGGAGTGCCACGCAAAACCCTGAACATCGTGATGGCAGGAACAGGTGTAGGTAAGTCCATGTTCATGTGTCATCATGCTGCTGCGTGTCTTACTGCAAACAAGAATGTGCTGTATATCACTTGCGAAATGGCAGAAGAGCGTATTGCAGAGCGTATTGACGCTAATCTAATGGATACTACGCTTGATGAATTGAAAGACTTGCCAAAGGAAACATATGATAAGCGTCTAGCCAGAGCAGTTGGATCGGTGCGCGGAAACTTGATTATCAAGGAGTATCCGACTGCAACTGCAACTGTTGCACACTTTCGTCATCTGCTGCATGAACTCAAGATCAAGAAGAAGTTTGTGCCTGACATCATCTTTGTGGACTACCTGAACATCTGTGCCAGTTCTCGCGTCAAGATGAACTCCAATGTGAACACCTATGTGTACATCAAGGCGATTGCAGAAGAGTTGCGCGGACTCGCGGTCGAGTACGATGTTCCCATCTTCTCGGCAACACAGACAAACCGCGGCGGATTCAACAACAGCGATGTCGGGCTCGAAAACACTTCAGAATCCTTTGGTTTGCCAGCAACTGCCGACTTCATGTTTGCTGTGATTCGTACCGAGCAACTAGATTCGCTGAATCAAGTGCTAGTGAAGCAACTCAAGAACCGATACGGTGACGAAAACACCAACAAGAAGTTCGTGATGGGTGTGGATCGTGGTAAAATGAAGTTCTACGATGTAGAGCAATCAGCGCAGGACTCGTTGGTTGATACTGGACAGAGTGCAGACGGTGAAGATGACGATGAACCGAGTGGATATGGTTCTGGCTACGATGGCAAGCAGTACAGTCGTAAGTTTGAGGGTAAAAAGTTCGAGAAATGGAAGATTTGACCATGCACTTTTTCGTTTCACAGGTCCCCGAAAACGCTGTCAACTCAAGCCTTTTTGAGCATTTTGAGCATTTCCAATGAGTTTTGTAGACAAGAAGTACATCGGATACATTTCTAGTTCGCTTGAACGCTTTGCGTGGAAGAAAGAAACGCTGGCGAACTGTAGATGTCCATTTTGCGGAGACTCCGACAAGAACAAGTCCAAGGCGCGTGGATACTTCTTTCCCTTCAAAGACCGATGGGTGTACAAGTGCCACAACTGTGGTGTGTCATGCGGGGTTCATACCATTCTGAAACAAGTTGCTCCATCTCTGGCGAGAGAGTATGCATTGGAGTCTTTCAAAGAGAGAAGCGGACAACCAAACGAACAACCAACTCCTACTGTTCCCAAGACACAAACCCCCAAGAAACGCAAGGTAAATCCGTTGGAAGGATTGCCTCGTCTTGTGGAGTTGAGCGATCAGCACGAAGCGGTGCAGTACATTTTAGGTAGAGGACTTCCTGAGTCTTGCCTTGCTGAACTCATGTATGCCCATGACTTTACCAAAGTTGGTAAGAAGATTGATCCTGAGTACTTTCCAAACACTCGCAGAGAAGATCCACGCATCGTGATTCCGTTCTTTGATCGCAGCGGCAATTTCATTGGAATTCAAGGGAGAACCATGAACCCACGGGAATCTCTGCGGTACATCACTTTGAAGCCAAAGGGACAGGAAAAACTGTGGTATGGGTTGTGGAAAGTGGATGCTACACAGAGAGTCTATGTTGTGGAAGGTCCGCTAGACAGTATGATACTTCCAAATGCCATTGCAATGGTTGGAGCAAACGCCAGCGATGACTTACCAGACTTTCTTGCTCACAGCGATTTGGTGTTTGTGCTTGACAATGAACCACGCAACAAGCAAATCGTAGAATACAACGAAGAACTGATTGAGTCAGGTAAGCAGGTGTGCATATGGCCTGATGGTATCGCCGAGAAAGATATCAATGAAATGTTGGGAACTCGCTCTGCGGAAAGTATACGCCAGATGGTAGACAACCATACATACAAAGGTCTTTCGGCGAGAGTAAACCTTAACAGATGGAGGCGAATATGACCGACAACAACGATGATGACATCTATGAAAATATCGAAAACGACGCCGATCTTCCTCCTGAAACGCAAGGCGCACTGGCTTGGGCAATGTTGCAGTTTAACTGTAAGTTCTCTGAGTACATCAAAGAAATGAATCCTGAATTGTGGAAGAAGGCGGTGGATTACGCCGTGACTTTTACCTCAGTGGATGGTATAACATTTGAGTATGTAAAGAGCGATGTTGGTGAAGATGTAATCGCTAACATCGACATTGAAGTAGATGAAGATGAAAATGAAGAGGATTATGATGAAGGAACAGATAATGAGTGGAAAGACCTCGAAGACGACGCCGACTGACGCAGTACCTGTACTAGATCAAGGATTCGTACATCTTGTGGATTACATGGGTTCTGATCTAACGGTCGTGAATTCTGCCAGAGTCTCATTCAGTAAAGAAAGTGAATGGGAAGAAATTGATACCAATGGAGATGGTATTCTTGCAGAGCGAGATGAGAAACTAATCTCGTATCTCGCAAAGCATAACCATTGGACACCATTCGCCCATCCGCAAATTACTCTGCGAATCAAGGCTCCTATTTCAATCAGAACACAGTTCTTTAAGCACAAGCAAGGATTCGTGGAGAATGAAATCTCTAGGCGTTATGTGCAAGACGCTCCACAGATTTACCTTCCAAAGTGGCGAGGTGCGCCGAGTGGTGGAGCCAAACAAGGCAGCGAAGACTTTTTGCATGGTCGAACGCTGTTGGATCAGGTGTATCAGACCCTCATGGAAGACGCATTAGAAGCGTATAAGACGCTGCTCTCTGAGGGTGTTGCACCTGAGCAAGCAAGATTTGTTTTACCACAAGGAACTTATACTGAGTGGTACTGGACAGGTTCACTTGCCGCTTACGGCCGCTTCTACAAGCAGCGCACCGACCCCCACGCACAATGGGAGATTAGGCAATATGCCGAGGCAGTTGGATCAGTCATCCAGCCTCTCTTTCCCGAGTCGTGGAAGGCTCTGACAGGCAAGCAATAATTTCTATTGCACTGATGAGCAACCTGACATAACTATAGCACCATTACATTTGGAGACAACTCAATGAGTCACTCTTTACCTACCCAATATCAGAACTTCATTCATCTTTCTCGGTACTCACGATGGGTAGATGATAAAGGAAGACGCGAAACTTGGGAAGAGACTGTTGATCGCTATTTCAATTTCTTTGACGAGCATCTACGCGAGAACTACAAGTACAAAGTTCCTGTAGAACTACGCAAAGAGTTGAGAGATGCTGTACTGAATCTTGATATCATGCCATCTATGCGTTGTCTAATGACCGCAGGAGAAGCACTTCGTAGAGATCATGTTGCTGGCTACAATTGTTCTTATGTTGCTGTGAATCGTGTCAGAGCATTTGACGAAATCATGTATGTGTTGATGTGTGGTACTGGTGTTGGATTCTCTGTAGAGCGTCAGTATGTTGAGAAGTTGCCTACCATTGCAGAAGAATTCACCGATAGCAACACTACCATTATCGTGGAAGACAGCAAGATTGGTTGGGCAAAGGCCTACAAAGAACTGGTATCGCTGCTGATTGGCGGACAGATTCCCAAGTGGGACTTGACAAAGGTACGATCCGCAGGGGCCAGACTCAAGACCTTTGGCGGACGAGCATCGGGTCCTCGTCCTCTTGACGATCTGTTCCGCTTCACCGTAGAAACATTCAAGACCGCAGCAGGACGCAAACTTACAAGTATCGAAGCACATGATTTGGTATGTAAAATTGCTGAGATTGTTGTGGTGGGTGGTGTTCGCCGGTCTGCTCTCATCTCACTATCGAATCTTACAGATGAGCGTATGCGTGAAGCAAAGACAGGACAATGGTGGGTGAGCAATCCACAACGCGCACTTGCAAACAACTCTGTGGCTTACAAAGAGAAGCCAGAGATTGGCACATTCATGGACGAGTGGGTGTCTCTGTACAAGAGCAAGAGCGGTGAGCGTGGTATCTTTAACCGTGAAGCAACTCGCAAGACTGTTACAAAATTAGGTGACCGCCGCGATCCGAACTATGAGTTTGGAACCAATCCATGTAGTGAAATCATTCTGCGAGATCGTCAGTTCTGTAATCTCAGCGAAGTGATTGTGCGCGAAAATGACACAGCAGAAACACTGGCCCGCAAGGTGCGCCTCGCAACTATTCTTGGCACTTGGCAATCTACTCTTGTGAACTTCCGCTATCTGTCGAGTGAGTGGCGCAAGAACTGTGAAGAAGAGGCGCTGCTTGGAGTTTCCATGACAGGAATCATGGACTGTCCGTTGACTCGTGGAGATGCAGGATCGCAAGCATTAAAGACCATGCTTTGTGATTTACGGGCACAAGCAGTAAAGACGAATGCAGATTACGCCAAGAAGATTGGAGTGAATCCTTCTGCGTCCATCACTTGCGTAAAGCCAAGTGGAACCGTATCTCAACTTACTGATTCTGCATCAGGCATTCATGCACGACATAGCGAGTACTATGTTCGTACTGTTCGTGCAGACAACAAAGATCCGCTATGTAAGTTTATGAAAGACCTTGGATTCCCGTGGGAACTGGACAACATGAAGCCTGACCACACCACAGTATTCTCTTTCCCGATCAAGTCTCCCAAGAGCGTTTATCGCAATGACTTGACTGCCATTCAGCAACTAGAAATGTGGTTGGTGTATCAGGAGAATTGGTGCGAACACAAACCAAGTGTTACCATTACTGTGCGAGAGCATGAATGGTTGGAAGTGGGAGCATGGGTATATCGTCACTTCGACAAGATTTCAGGCATCTCTTTCTTGCCACATAGCGATCACACATACAAGCAAGCACCATATCAAGAGTGCGGTGTCACAGAATACAAATTGCTTGAAGCCAAGATTCCTACCATTGTTGATTGGACTGGACTTGCCAAGTATGAGAAAGAAGACAACACCGCAGGAACTCAAACATTGGCGTGCAGCGGAGACAAGTGCGAACTTGTTGATCTTACATCAAGTAACTGAAGCAGAGGTTTATCGTGAACAACCGGATCAACAATCATCAGTCTGCATCTACTGGTTATGTGATGTGCAAAACTCTAGGCAAAATGGGAAGGCTTGGAAATCAGATGTTCCAATACGCCTTGGTGCTTGGAGTCGCAAAGCAAACAGGATTGCGTCCTACTTTGCCTTACGCAAACAAAACTCCAAACAATCAATGGACGAACATGGTGATTGATGATCTGTTTGGCATTCAAGTTGCTGATTGCTCTCGACTTCATCCAAAGACTTTGATCCGAGAACCGCCAAGCGATATCAGTTATCTTCCTCGCATTGCAACACTAACTGCTGCCGAAGGTTCCATTGATTTCTATGGATATTTTCAGAGCGAGAAGTATTTCAAACACGCTGAACAAGAAGTCAGATCTGCGTTTGTGTTTGCAGATTCACGCATCAGAGATTGTGCAACAGAAAGCATAGAGTCTATCAGATCCAGTTCAGATACTGGAAAGGTCGTATCAATTCATGTTCGGCGTGGAGACTACTTGAACCTGCCTCTGAATTTCCCGTTCTCTGCTGCATACTACGAACGAGCAATGGAACATATGACTCAAAGTTTAGGAGGCAAGTGTCATTTCATTGTGGTAAGCGATGATATCCCGTGGTGCAAATCATTCTTTCCAACCATGAATAGGTTTGGATCATTTACCTATTCCGAAGGAACATCAATGGCACAAGACCTTGCTCTCATTCGAGCAACGGATCATTGCATCATTTCAAACAGCAGTTTCAGTTGGTGGGGAGCATGGCTCAATGAATCGCCAGGAAAGATTGTAACTGCACCTGATCCGTGGTTTGGGCCTCGAGGCCCGAAAGGACATGATCT